CCGTAGAGCTAACCGACGAGCAAGCTATCGTTGGGGATTCAATTGCAGGATTATTTATAGTTGATGGAGCTGTAGTTTCATCTAAAGTAAAGCAGTGGATGGAAAACCCAGAAGCCGTGAAAGCATCACTGCGACCAGAGCGTAATCGTCTACTTTCTGCATCCGATTGGACACAGCTAAACGATACTACTCTTCCAGAAGATACACTTGCTGCTTGGGCTGCATATCGCCAAGACCTGCGTGACCTAACAGATGGGATTGATGAGAACGGTGAAGTAGACTTTCCAGAAAAACCTTAATTTGAATGACCGACATTGTTTACAAATCTACCATAGGAACAGGGGGCTTTATCGCTACCTTTGAACTTAATAATTATAATGAAATTTTAGGTATGCTTGTAGGTATTGCTACACTAGCATACATGGCCGCTTCTGCCGTAAAAATAATCAAAGAACTATTATGAGTGAAATTATTAAATATATTGTATCCAATGCGGACGGTATCTTGTTGATACTGTCCTCGGTTGTAGCAACAGCATCTGCTATTGCCGCACTTACACCCACTCCAAAGGATGATGGGATTGCATCTAAGGCTTATAAAATAATTGATTGGCTTGCACTAAATGTAGGTAAAGCAAAAGATAAATGATTTCTACGATTGTCCAATTGTTAATATCATTCCCAAAAATTGGGTCTTTGCTCTTAAAGATAAGGGACGAATATGTTAAAGAAGTTATTACCAAGCGTTACAATAAGCATAGCGATATTATTGATGGCTGGGTGCAAAAGTATAGAGAAAAGTAGAATCCCAGAATTTATAGAAAAATTAAACCAACAGGAATTTAACTTAGTAGAAAAGAAACTAATTGGTGAGATCCTTAATCACGTAAACTACCTAGAAAATAAATAATATGCCAAATGTAAATGGAAAGAAGTATCCTTATACACCCGCTGGAATGCAGGCAGCCAGTCAAGCACGCCCAATGGCACGCCCGATGGCACGCCAAGCACGCCCAATGGCCGTTAAACGTGCAGGAGCACGTCAAGGAAGCCCTCTGGGTCTTCCTCCTGCCCGTCCTATGGCTGGAGGTCAAGGACAGCGTATGGCTCGTCCTATGGCCATGAAACGTGCAATGCGTCGTGGGTAAGCTGGCTTCCCTAAGAAAAAAAAAGAAATAATGTCAAGATTTTCATCATATGGCCAAGCTGACTCGCAAATGCAGGATGAGTTGGACTCTGGTTTCTTTGGTTTTAATAACCGATTCCGTCCAGACCAACTAAAAGATGGTATCCTTGCGGATAGCCAAAACGGTCGCATGGATCTTAATGGTGAGTGGCAAGTCCGTAAGGGTATTGAGGTTATTAGCGGATCGCTTTTAACGGCTGCTGGTGGACTTACATTGCCATTTACGCTAAATGATGCCTTTGCACCAGTTCTTGATGATAATTCTAATCCTGCTATTCAAGCATCGTGTGCTTACTCAAATCCAAACAATATCAGCAGTCAGTTCATTGTTGTAGCTTTAAATACGAAAGCAGTAGTAGTTAATTTAACTTTTCCATTTACCACAACTGACATTGCTTATCCGTTGGGTGCGCCTTGTATTAATGCTGATGCTAGTTTGTTGCAGGCATTTAATAAGGTTATATTATTCAGAAAGGGTAAAACAGCATTAGTATGGGACGGGAACGTCGCAAATGACTTTATTCTTGCGGAAAGTGGTACTTATATCCAACCAGTGCGTCTTGGTGATAGTGGAGCTAATACATCAATAACAAATGGACTTGTTACTGTTGATTCAACAGCTCATGGATTAGTAGTTGGTGATGATATTGTAGTTACTGAAGGCGAGTTGAATGGACTAGTTGTTGGTGAGGAATACGCAGTTAGCTCTGTTCCAGATGCAGATATTTTTACCTTTTTTGCCCAAAAAGATGATTCCACTTCGCATAATGCTCACTTTACCAAACCAGTTTCCCAAGGTGTTGGTTACATTCGTATGCCAGCTCCAGCCTTTGGAGTGTATCATGGTCAACGCCTAGCCGTACCTTTTGATTACAGTGTAAATAATGATGTTAATTCTTTTACGGAGCGTGGTATTAAGGACGAAATTATTATATCCAATGGTCTGGACATTCAGACTTATGATGATTTAAATGGTAAATTTAGATTAAATGCTGGTACTGCTGATTTTGTTGTTGGAATGCACTCATTTTCCGAGGATGTATTACTTGTATTCAATCGTAGTAGTATTCATTTAATACAAGGCACAACCGACCTAAAGAACTCCGTTGTTACCTTGCTTACAGATGAAGTTGGTTGCGTATCAAAAGATACTATTGTTCAAGTTGGCAATACGGTATTGTTTCTCTCCGATAATGGTGTGTATGGTGCATCTTTCCAAGATCTATACAACCTTCGTGGAAATGAAGTTCCTCTAAGTGAAGCAATTGATAAAACAATCAAAGATATTAATCGTGATGCGTGGACAAAATCCTCAGCAGTTTACTTTGATAATAAATACTACCTTGCAATTCCAGTTGGCGTTGGTCAACAGTTAAATAATAAGGTAATTATTTACAATTTTATTAACAAACAATGGGAAAGCATTGATTCTGTTGCTAATGATTTATTTGATTTTGAAAATCTTATTGTTGCTGGAGATGGTCTTAGCCGTGGTGTTTATGCTGTCAATTCATTTGGTGGCGTACACAGGCTGGAGGAGCGTGTAGATGGTATTGATCGTATTACGGCTGATCCGTCTACTGCTGGTGCTATTAGTACGCACGACGTACCCGCCGAAGTAACTACCCGTCAATTTACACTTAAATCCATAGGCAGAAAGAAATGGAACTCCTTTGAGCTTTCCGTTCAATCATCTACTGAACGTGCATCAGATTTTACAATTTCCGCTGAAACTGAAAATATTGATTACAATCTAGGGTTAGGGACATTGTCATCTAGATTACGTGGCTCTCTACTTGATGTTGATGAAGATGTTTCCATACGTGGTAGAATAGGTAACAGCCGAGCGCACGGCATTCAGTTCACATTTAATCAAATAACAGGAAGACCTAGAATCCGTTCATTAAAGGTAACTGGTGCTCAAGCCTTCCGTTCAACCAATACAGCAATATAATGTCCGTTTTAACAGTAACTACTCCCTACGTAGATGGAGGAACAGTCACATCTACAAATTTAAATGCACTTGTTGGAGCTGCTACTTTTTCAGCAACTTCCGTTGACAATATTACCACAGAAATATCTGGTGGTTCAATTGTTGTCCGTGATGCAGGTATTACTAAACCAAAATTATCTGCTATTCTTCAAGGTATTACAGAACGATCTGGAACTGCATATATTGGTGGTGATAAAACTGGAAATACTAGGGGAACTGGTGCATTAGACATCCAATCTACTCGTACTGGTATTACTAGAATTGCAGTTGGGAATAATAGCGTTGCTGTTGGTAATGATAACTTAGCTTTTAATTCTGCAGTTGCATTCGGAGATACTAATACAGCATCGGGTTATTCGTCTATAACTATTGGAAAATCTAACGTTGTAAGCGAAAGTTTTGGCTTGGGATTAGGTTACTATAATGTTGCTTCTGATTATGGTGCTATGGCAATTGGAGGAAATAATGAAAGTTCTGGCGAGAACAGTATGGGGATAGGGCTTAATAATACTAGTTCTGGTTATAAGGCAATTGCAATTGGACGAAACGTAATAAATTCAGCTACTAATTCACTTGAAATTGGTAGATGGAATACCTTGCAGGATGATCGGCAATTTGCAATTAAACTCACCGAAAATGGTGGCGTTGCATTTACTCTTGCAAATGCCATTCCTGCTCCTACTGATCAAGCAACACTTGGTGCGGAAGCTTCGACTCAATTAGGCCGTGACATGTTTACTATCCAGCGGAACGGCACTGCCTTTACATTGTATTTTAATGATGCAGGTGCAATTAAATCGCTAGCACTGGGAAGTGTTGCGTAATATTTTTATTTGACAGTCAAAGATGTTAGTATTAGTTTTTCCGTATGGATAAATTAATATTTAATTGTTCTTTGCCTAGATCTGGATCTGAATTGCTGCAAATTATATTGCATCAAAATCCAAGAATTTACGCATCCAGTACATCCCCATTGCTTAATTTGCTTTTTGGTGCATCTAGGAACTTAGGCACTGCCGAATGTATTAGCATGGGTAACGATGTAGTCCACAAAGCTTTTATTAATGGCTGCAAGGGTATGGTAAAGGGATGGTGTGAAAGCCTCACTGACCGTCCAGTGTTCTTAGATAAATGCAGGGGCTGGTCGCACTATTACCATTGGATAAAGAAATTTCAATCAGACCCCAAGATCCTGTGCATGGTTCGTGACATTCGTTGCGTTGTAGCTTCTTTTGAGAGAGCCTACCAAGAGAACCGTTTTTCTCCAAATTGTCCAGATAACCCAAGTGCCTTAGAGAATCTTACTTTAGAGGAAAGGATTAATTATTATTTAAATAGTCAACCCCTTAATATCTCCCTTAAGAGATTGGATGATGCTTTTCAAACTGGCGTGTCGGATAAAATGCTATTTATCCGTCATGAAGATCTTTGCTGTTACCCAGAAGAAGTAATTAATAAAGTGTACCAATACCTTAAGGAAGAGAAGTATACTCATGATTTTAAAAACGTTAAGAAATGTGTCAAGGAAAATCATTCAGTATTTGGTATTTTTGGGGATCATTCAGTAAAAAGATCCATTGAACCTATTACAGGTAAAACTTGGTCAGATGTTTTAAGCGATGAAGTCGCTAATAGCTTGCACAACGCAATGATTGTTCATCAGAATAGATTTGGATATACACTATGATTATTTCACATAAGAATAAATTTACTTTAATGCGTGTCCCGAAGACTGGAAGTACCAGCTTAGAGGCTTCTGTACGTTTTTGTGGGGCTGTTCATGAGGATGACATTTGTTCGGGGACAGAAGATGCGTATTTGCCTGTTCAAAATATTCCTCTTTCATACAAGGAAGAAGTTATAAGCCACATGCATTTGCTAAAAATAGCAAGGGCTAAGCAAAATTTTAAATTCAAATTAACCGACGAAGAACAACAAAGGCTTGATTATCCGCATAAATGGATGTTTTTCTTGGAACATAGCACCTTGGATGATTATTTTAAAATACCTTGTTTTTCAAAATTAGATTTAATTTCTAGAGAACAAGTACACGAATACAAGCACTACGGCTTCCTCCGTGACCCCGTGGAAAGGTATTTAAGTGCATTTGTATTCTACCAAGTTTGGAGTGGAACGAAGCAACAAAAACCTATTACCGTACAAGAATTTCATAAATTTACATTAACAGAATTAAAAAAGCATGATCATATATTATTTAGACCTCAAAAGGAATATTTCTATTTTGAGGGAAAACAGATTGCAGAACCTTTGTTATTTAATAATTGGTCTTCAGAAACTTCTAGAATGATTAAGGAAGTGGGCTTTCACCCTTTATCGGTATATCCCCGCTTCAAGGAGGATGGTGGAGCTAAGGAAAAGTTGAACAATAAGAAACCACAAGTTGCTGATTGGGTGGACTCATATGCTAATATTAAAGATTACATATCAGATCATTTTCGTGAAGATATAGAATTTTACCAGAGATATATTTAAGATTATGGGTTGGGCAATAGGTGCAGATTATTACGAGGACAGTTGGGAAAGTGATTTATTTTACATGGAGGATCTTACTGTTCATGGTTATTATGATAATTGGGAAGACGATTCGTTTGAAAACTTCTTTGGTTATAATGATTCCTATAATAATTCCTATGATGATTTTTCTAGTAATGGTGATGGTGATTATGACTTAGATTATGATAGTAATAGCGATGTAACCAGTGTTGCACCCGTAGCAGATCCTAATTTAACTGTATACAAAGAAGCATTAAAAAACGGAACACATTTAACTTTAAAACAAAAAAAAGAACAAGCTGATGCAGTAGTAACGGCGGCAGAACAGAAACTTGCAGCACGGTTGAGTTGGCACCATGAGGCGGTGCAGGAGAAGCGAGAATTAAAAAGTGCTAAAGCTAATGCACTTGAAGCAACAACACTATACAATGAATTTTCTGAACAAAATCCAGATTTTGATTCCTTAACAACTTCAGATCAACAACGGCTTCAACTAGAATACGAATCGGCTTACTATAAAACAATTGGCGAAGCTGCATTAGCAGTTTATAACACTGATAAAGCGGCAGTGACTGAAGCCAAAGCGGCATATGACCATCCCGCAGCAGGCAATCGCTACCCAAGTAGTAGTAAGGTTCGTAATTTACAAGATGCATTGTATAAATTAGGGAAAAGCAGCGAAATAGTCACAGCTATTTACACTATTTCCAGTAAAATTACAGCTCAATCACAGGCATATGGTGAAATTCAAGCAGATTACGCCGCAGAAACAGCAGCGGCAGCTCAAGCGGAAGCAGATTTAGCAGCGGCTGAATCCCAACAGGAAGCTGATAGATTATCTGCTGAAGCTCAAGCGAACGAGGATGCAGAAGCTCAACTAGAAGCAGATATTGCAGCAGAAGCAGCAGCCGCAGAATCAACTAGGTTAGCGGATGAAGCAGCAGCTCAAGCAGAAGCAGCAGAAGCAGCTCAAGCAGAAGCACAGGCTCAAGCAGAAGCACAAGCAGCAGAACAGGCAGTTCTTGCAGAGCAAGTGGCGGAACAAGCAGCTTTTGCGGAACAAGCAGCAGCAGACCAAGCTGCGGCAGACCAAGCTGCGGCAACAGCAGCGGAACAAGAGGCAAATCAAGAGACAACTAGTTACATTGACCCAGAGACTGGAGAAACAGTTTTTGAGCTTCCAGACTTGGTTGTTACTGGAACAGAAGACCCAGATCCTTTTGATGATTTACTTAATGATTCTTTAATCAATGAAGTTGACGATGTCCCTTTGGACACTACTCCTTTAGGTGAAGTTGACGTTCCTGCTCCTACCGTTAATCCATATACCCCAGACGAAGCTAAATTAAATGAAATTCAGAATCGTTATGCTGGAACACGTAGAAATTATAATGAATTTTTACAATCTCAAGAAGGTCAAGAAATAGCCGCCAATCTGGGGGAGAAAATAAATCAATTGATGTCCCCTTCTGGTGAGTTTGATATGACTCAAGGTGATGTTGTTGTAAATAATCTCATAGCGTTAATGACTCAACAAGGATTTGAAGGTCTAGATGCTTTTGCACTTGCGATTAATCTACTTGAGGGTGCTTTTGGAACTGATTTAATAGATGTTCCTAATGCTGGATATTTTGTTAATAATCTCTTTGAAAACGTTTTTGATAATAATGCAATTGATGCAATTGAAAAAGTTATTCCAGATTTTGTTGAAAAAATAACTGGACTGGACTCTATACTTAGTAATTCTGACACACCTACTGGTGCTCTAGCCCAAGGTTTTGATCTAAAAAATTGGTTACTAGCTGACCTTAATATGGTGCGTGAGGTAGATTATGGACTATTGCCAGCAGACGCACAGCTCCAAAAACAATACGAAGATTATACTAGAGAGCTTTTTGGACCAGATGCTGACCTAGTTCTTGATGCAGTTGAACTGGATGACCCTAATTTCCTTGAGAAAATGGGAAATACCCTTACAAATTTATTTGGTGGGGTTAGTGATTTTGCTTCTGGGGCTTTACAGAATTTTGGATTTATCCAACAAAAATACCTTGGTGGAGCATTGCCAACTAATGCATTAAATTTACTCGGTGCTGCTTCTTTAGGAATCCCATTGGGTAGTTTCTTAAATATGGCTGGGGATGCTGTTGCTCCATCTGGACAGGATTTGTCAAATTACCTATATAGTAAGGGCATTGATCCTACTACTGCAACAGTTGAGGATATAAGTGCTTTCTTGAGAAATGAAGGCTATGCTGATATCCCGCCAATTGATCCAGAAACAGGAGATTTTATCATTGATCCAATAGATGTACAGCCCATTGATACGGGAGGGGAAATAACTGATGGTATAGGGGAAACGTTAATCCCAGAACTAGGAGGTCAACCTATTGATACTGGAGATGGTACTATTACTGGTGGTATTGGAAATGAAATTATCCCAGAACTGGGAGGGCAGCCAATTGATACGGGTGACGGAAGTATAACTGGCGGTATAGGAGAAAATGTTGACCTTACTATTGACGATACATTTGACGATGGATCTGATGATGAATCCGCAATTGGAGGTATTATTGGCGGTCTCATTGGAGGTGAAGTAGGTGGCACAATTGCTGGGGATGGAAGCTTAGGTGATCTTGGTACAACAATAGTAACAGGCGTAGTTGATACAGCTACTGATCTCTTTAATCCAGAGGAAAGGGATGACAGTACACCCACACCAAACACTAACCTTACCCCTGTATTTACAGGTGATACAGGTAATGATATTTTCGGTACAGACGGCACAGGTGGTGCAGGTACGGATATTTTTGACGCAGGCAGTGGAAGCGACACAAACATTGACCCTAGTGGTAATATAGATAACACAGGAACAGGAACAGTTATGCCAGAAAATACAGAATTAGGGGCTACTTACGATGCAGCCTACGAAACAGCTAAATATTTGATAGGTTCAGCCGAAGCCGAAAGGTTTCGTGGTCTCGGTTTAAGTAACCCAGACCTTCAAAACCTTATTGGTAATTACCAGACAGATGTGTCACAGCGTGAATTAGACCGTTTAATTGGTATTAATCGTGGCGAACAAGCTGGTATTAATGACCTTCGCAATGTACAGCGTGGCGAGGATCTAAACTTAATCGGTGAATACGGACAACAATTTGCTGATTCAGTACGCGGCCTTGATCCAGATGCACTAAGTATATTGGGTAGCCAAAAAACACTTTCCGATGATTTATATCGTCGTGCTGCTGGTGATTTAACCGCAGAAGAGGAAGCTAAGTCCGCTGAACGTGCATTTGCCATGAGTGCTCAAACTGGGCGTACTCTTGATTCTACTAGAGTTGCCAATGTACTTCGTTCCGATGAAGACTATAAAGCTAGCCTAGAAGCCCGTGCTCAAGGAGCTGGAAGTTTAGGTTACAATATGAGCCGAGGTCTTACTGGGGACATTCCTTCAATGTTGCTCGGAACAGGCAATTCGCCTTACGGTAGCGGTGTTGGTCAAGTTGTACCGCCAATGGGAATTGGGGATGTAATTAATGCTGGAGCAAATTCTTACGCACAGCAACAGAACTACGCTAAATCAGAACAACAATTGCAACAATTGCAAAATGATTATCGTCGTGCGGAAGCTGATAATGATCCTACTACTATGCAACAAATTGAATCTACTTTCAATAATGTTGCTAGTGGTTTAGGTTTGCTTAATACTGGTCTTGATATTCTTACGGATCTTCCGTCGTATTATGGTCAAGCTAAAGATGCATTTAGCAGTGCTTATCAAGGAGTAACCACTTTATTTGGTGGTGGTGGTGGTGGTGGTGGTGGTGGTATTTCTGGAACTCTTGGTTATGATCCTTCATCTGCATTTAATACTACATCACCATTTAGCAATACAGTGAATTATTCATCACCCAGTTATCAATTTGATCTAGGATTTTAATCAACAAAAAATATTATGGCAAGAATGGCATCTGGGGCTGCGGCTCAAAACTTTGGTCAAACCAATATTAATTACGACTCTCTGGCATCCTTTAAACAGGCTGGGCTTGAGCGTAGGTATCAAGCTGACGCAGCTAAGGATGACCGTGTGCGTTCTAGTCTCAAGGAAGCAGAACAAAACCGTCTTATAAATAATACTGCACAAGGTAGTATTGCTGGGTTATTGCAAAGCAATCCAAGTCTAATGACTTCCATTGACTCTGGAGATGCTCCGAAGTCAGTCCAAGACGCTTTTAAAAAATATGAAGGCGGAGGCGGAAACCTTCAGTCAAATGCTCTATTGAGTCAGTTTCTTTCAACTGCTGATACTGGTCAAAAGCAAACTCAAGCCCTCCAGTTTGAGCAAGATAGGCAGAATCAAGCTTCCCGAACAGCACAGTTAAATGCTATTGCTAGGGTTGAAGCCGAAAGAAATGCAATGGCTGCCGCTAAGGCTAAGGCTGATGCACCTAATGCACTTATTTTAACTGCTGATCAATTGAATGAGTTTGAAAACACGAACTCAAATACAGATTACGGCGTAACTCCAATGAATGTTGGAGGGGAAGTTAAGTATCAAGTAGGAGCAAGAAAATCTCCTACAAGTCCAAGTGAAGAAACATTTATGACCGCACAGCAACTAGAAGCCCTAAGAGCTTCTACTGGCCTTGCTTATAAGATGCGTCCGTACGTTGACCCAAAAACTGGGCAAGATGGTTTCATGGTAGGTAATTCATACGCTCCAAGTGATACAACTGAAGATATAGAAAACGCTGCACGTGCAAAACGTAGGGGAGAGAATACGGCGGATCGTGAGGATACTGTTGTTAGTTGGTCTCAAACTGACAAGCCACTAGCGGAAGTTAATATGTCCAAGTACGATTCTATTATTACTGGTCTAAAGACTGGTCAAATTGATATCGGTGGAATTACTGAATACGTCCCAGATATTGGGGGCATGAGAGAATCTGTTCGTGGTGCAATGAATCCAAGTGGTCAAGATGCTGTTGATAATGTACGTTCTGTTGTTTTCCTATCTCTAAAAGCAATTTTGGGTGGTCAATTCTCCAAGGATGAAGCGAATCGTTTGGTTGCATCTACATATAATCCGCAACTTCGTGGAGAAGCTGGTGTTACCGCCAATGTCAAGAGACTAGAAATGGCAAATCTTGTTCTAAAAAGAACATATCAAGCCAAAATGGATGAACTTGCGGCCTATCAGTCTGGTGTAGTTTACAAAGGACCAAGCCCAGCACAAGTTGCACGTACTCAAATTGACATTATGCAACAAACAGCAGGTGATAGCATGTTCATAAATACAGGAACGGGGAATAAAATTAATAGCATTACAGTTACTGGTCAAAAATAGTCAAATATGAAAAATTACGAAGTAAAATTAGATAGTGGATTTTCTTTTGCGTTTGATGCTACCGAACTCCCAACTGAAAATGATGCACTTGAAGCATTGGAATCAATCGTTGATACTGCACAAACAAATTTGTCGCTCGGACCACAGTATATTACTAATAAAAATACTTTAAGTCGTAGGAAGAAAAATAAAGAGGACAAAAAGACTTTTTATACCCGTGAAGCCTCACGTTACCTAACAATTCCAGAAGATAAATTTGATTATGATAACGGTGCTCCAATTGGGCTTCGTAATGATATGTCCTATCTCCGTTCATTGGGTGCAAAATCATGGTACTTGTCGGAAAAATACGGTACGGAAAATGTTAGACCGATTTCAATTCGTGGCACAGAGGAAATTCTATACCGTGATCCAGAGGAGGGTAAATGGCGTTTCTTTGACTCAATGACATTAGAGTTAGCTGATTTTACGGAAATGCAATCAGAGGTAGCACCTATGGCTGCTGGTATTGGTGCTGGGATAGCTACCTTTTTGGGTGCATCTTCTGTTAGCACCCCTATTGGCGGTGTAGTAGCTGGTGCTACGGCTTCAGCCGCTGCTGAGTTTGCCGTGGGTACAGCTCAAGATGCAATTGCTAGGCAACAAATGGGAATACCAGAGGATATTGGTGACGGTTTTATTAAGCGTAGAGGGCAAGAAGCAATGATGAATTTTGGTCTTGAATTAGCCCTTCCTGTTATTGGTAAAATTCCATTTGCGCTTCGCATTGGAAAGGGAGGCACTGACATTGCTAATAAAGAAGTTGCTAGTGTAATGAACCAATTGGGTATAGATCCAATTCGGATGCAACAAGGTGGAATTGCGTCCATGCAAAGGCTAGCGGATATTGCTGGGAAGTTTCCAGATTCAACTGCTGCTTCATTTTTAGCGGATATTAGAACTCAAATTCAAACCCGAATGAGTGATCAGATTGGTGAGGGGATGAGTAATGAAGCCATTGATACTATATTGCGTAAATCCGTACAGGACATTGCAAGTCAGTTAGGTGCTGATGAAGTAGTATTGCGGGAATCTTTAGAAAAATTATCCGTTCAAAAG